CATGACCTCTTAAACATACTATGGTTCTATTTACTACTCTTCTTGTGCTTTTGAACTTTGAGAACCTAGTATGTTATATAAATAATGTGATAATATGAGAAGAAAGACTATGGATTTAGATAAATGGTTGATCGATGCTTCCAAATGGATACTTCCTTTCGTAGGGATAATCTATCTATTCAAGCTAGTGCTGAACTTATCGTTTAGTTTAGGATTTAGCTTCTAGTAATAAGCATCTATCTCACTTAAATTCTTTTTCATGTAAATAATGTTTATTATTTTTGATTATTCTTATGGATGATCTCAAATTACTCGAATACTCACTTGATCCCATTTTATTCACTTCAGAAATTCTCGGATTAGAATGTAAATGGTTTCACAAAGAATGGCTAGAATTATTTGAGAATCATAATTTTATATCATTACAAGCTCCTAGATCTCATGGAAAAACCAGTATAGTTGGAGCTTATATAATATGGAGAGTTATTAGGGATCCGGACATCAGGATTCTTATAGTCACAATTAATCAGGATAAAGCAGATGAAATGATGACCTTTATTCAACATCATCTTGAGGAAAATCAAAAACTAATAGAAATATTTGGAGATCAGAAAGGATATACTGGTGAATGGACTAGGTCTACTCTAAGAGTAAGGAGAGCAGGTAAATCAGGATTCGCTCATAAAGAACCTACTATCACAGTTTTAGGTATAACATCTTCTATGGTTGGCGGTCATTATGATTTAATAATACTAGATGATATAACAGATCAAAAAAATTCTAGAACAGAACACAGAAGAAGAGAATTAGTTAGATGGTATAATCAGACTCTAGTTCCAATGCTGGAGCCTAATGGAAAGATAATATCAATAGGGACACGATGGCATGAGAATGATATTCACAGCTACTTAGCGAAAGATCCTTCTTTCGTTTCTAAGGTCTATAGAGCTATTACTGATGAAAGGAATAAAAAAGTTCTTTGGCCAGAAAGATACACTTATGAGAAACTTAAGGCTATAGAAAAAAGCATTGGGTCTGTTAGCTTTGAATTACAATATCAAAATAATATTATATCCAGTTCAGATTCACCTATAAAGTCTGAGTGGATACAAAATGCAGTCGAAAATTATAAGTTTCCTATTTCTGACTATCAGACATTTATAGGAGTAGATTTAGCATCAAAGGGTACAGAATCAGATTATTTTGTAATCACTGTAATTGCGATTGCATCCGGTTGTATATATGTCATAGATGGACTTAGAACTAAAGCCTCTCTATTTAAACAATGGGAACTTATTCAGTCGTATGCAGAAAAATGGAATCCGATAAAAATAGGAATCGAAGCTACTGCACAACAGAAACTTATAACCGATCAATTTATGGAGTTAAGTATTCTTCCTATAATACCAATCAAAACTTCTATAGCAAATGATAGAATGTCAAGAGTACAGCGATTATCAGTATTATTTGAAACTAATAGAATATTTATTAATCCCAATCTTGATGAATGGATAAATGAATTAAGATTATATCCGAGAGCTGCTCATGATGATACGATTGATTCTTTATCATTTGCTATTCAGACCTCGCAAGAAATAAAAAGAGAAAAAAATATTGATTGGGGGAGTATTCCAGATTTAATTCATAGCAAAACTATTGAACCTGTTAGTCATGTTAATAAATATAGAATCAAAAAAATAGGGAGGTAAAACATGGAAGAAATCTACATAGGCAACAAGGATATCTCTCGATATATTTCCGCTTGCTTCTATTCACTACGTAAGGATCAAGATATCAAAATAGTTGCTCGTGGAAATAATATAAAGAGAGCTATAGATATTCTAGCAATACTCATTAGAGATTATCTTGAGGATCCAAAATATAGTATAACGGTAGGAAGTGAGCCATTCGAGAAAAGAAATGTGTCCACGATAGAAATAACCCTATCTGGAACTAGGAAGAAAGATTAAAATTAATGATAAATTATGAGATTATTTAATCCATTAAAGCTTCTTAGTGGAAGAAAGAGGCATTCAATTTGGAAAGATGAAAGTGGAAGATACAAAACAGTGGTTTACTCTGGAAAAAAAGCTTCTAGGGGGTTAACAGTATCTCCCAGAAGCACCTCTACTCTTAATAGCTATTGGAAATACTATAATGGAGAGGGGATAGTATTTGCCTCTATTAATACCACTGCGTGGAATACTGTAATGGTTGGATATCATCTTTCTTCCAAAAATGAAGAAGCTAAGAAATTAATACAAGATTATTTAGATAGACTTAATTTTCAGTCTATTCTTTTAGATAATGTAGTTTTTACTCTAGTATATGGAGATGCATTCATAGAGATAGTGAGAACTTCTTCTGGTAAAATTACTGATCTCAAAACAGTGGATCCTAAAACGATAGTTATAAATACTGATGAATATGGTAATGTTGAATCTTATCAGCAGGTAATAAATGGTAAAGTTCGAGATGTTGTATTAAAACCAGAAGATATAATACACATTAAGTTTTTCCCAAATCCATCCTCTCCATATGGAATATCTTTAATTGAGCCATCAAAAGATACAATAGACAGGAAGATAGACACAGATGAAGCTATATTTAATGCAATACAAAGACACACTGCAAAATATGTAGTGACCGTTGGCACAGAAGAAGATATACCACCAAGAGAAGTAATGGAAGACATTGAAAAAAAATTCGAAGATATAGATTCAAGTAATGAATTTGTTGTTCCTGGTGTGGTTAGAATAGATACTATAGATGAAAAAGGAGTTCAAGGGGTAGAAGAGTATTTTAATATCTTTCTCACTCAGTCTGTAATAGGGTTATTATGTCCAGAAGAAGCTCTAGGTTTAGGAGCCGGATCAACAGAGGCATGTAATGATGAAAAGACTGAGGTTTTAACTGATTCTGGATGGAAACACTATTGGGAGCTAACCAATGATGATAAGATAGCTACATTCAATCCAGAAACTGAAATGATAGAATATCATAAGCCTTTAGATCCCGTGGATACCTATGTGTATGATCATGATGGTCCAATGATTCGAATTAAGTCTACTAAAGCTGATATGTTGGTTACTCCTAATCACAGGATGTTTGTGAATTCAAATCCTACTTCAACGAATGAAAATTGGCATATAATTGAGGCTCGAGATTTATTAGAAACTGGCTCTAAGTGGGCATTTAAATCTAAAGTAAAAATCCCAGCAGAGGAAAATTTCGATGACTCTGAAATAAGCTTCATGAAATTTCTCGGATATTTTATCTCAGAAGGTTCTATAAATAGGGATTCTCCATATTGTAGATTAAGCCAAAAGAAAAATGATTCAGCTGCGAGGATTAGAGAAGTTCTAGGTGATATCAAATATAAATTTAAGGAATCATTTACTGAGAATAAAGGCTACGAATGGCATATTTATAGTCATGAACTTTGGAATTTCTTGAGACAATTCGGTAGGAACTGCTATGACAGAAAGATTCCTATTGAAATTAAAAATAAAAGCCCTTCTCTTTTAAAATATCTATTATTTGCAGCATTAGATGGAGATGGTACAAAAAATAAAAATTATGGCTGGCAATATGCTACAACTTCCCAACAACTAGCTGATGACATTCAAGAGATAGCTATAAAGTGTGGCTACCGAGCTCAACTATCGTATTCTGATGACAAACGAGGAAATAGAAAGCGATTATATCGAGTTTTTATCTCCAAAAATTCCAAAGGATATATCAGTATAGAATCAAGAAATGTCTCTGAGATACACTATAAAGGCAAAGTATATAGTCTGAATGTTCCGAATCACATCTACATAACTCGCAGAAATGGAAAAATATCTATCCATGGTAATACTTCTAAGGTAAAAGAAATTCTTTATGAAAGAATGATTAGAGCATTTCAAATGAAGTTATCTATCCAAATCAAAAACGAATTGGTTAATCCTATATTAGAAGAGCATGGGTTTCAAACTGGTATAGTTGATATTAAATTTAACTCAGTAACAGATGCAGATGAGGCTGTTAAGGCTAAATGGCTTGGAAATTTACTTAGAGGATTCAGAGAGGGGGAAAAGAAACCATTTACAAATGATGAGATTAGGGCAATGTTTGGTTATCCACCACTTAATGAAAATTCGACTGGTTAATATTAAAATATAAAATGAGAAAAAAATATCTTCATAATCCATTGGTGCCTTTTACATATAATAAGAAACTTCTTTCAAAATCTACAGATGTTAGAATCTACTCTGATGTTATATTGCTAACTCCTGGAGAATACTCGGATAGCATAAGTAGTTATCCTGTAGTGTATACTAAAGATGAGCTAAAAAAATCTGCAACGAATTGGGAAGAGAATTATCTAAATCTGGATCACTCTTTTGAGACTCTTAAACGTATTGGATTCGTAAATAATCCTAGATTTCAAGATAACGCTCTAATGGGTGATCTATATATTTATCCTATAACTAGAAATGCTAAAGATACTATAGCATTGATAGATGCAGGTTTAGTAAATTGGTTATCTATAGAATTAAAGTCTGAAGATGTATGGAACTCAGCTGATTCCAAAAAATATGCAAAAGATATAGTGTTTATAGGTGCAGCTGTGGTGTTGTATCCAGCTTGTGAGGATACTAGGATAAAACAATGAAAGAAAAAGTAATTTGTTCATTTTATAATAGATGTCTAAATAGAGATAAGGAATGCTTTAGATGTAGATGGAATGCTGCAATTAATAATGGTGATTTCTTATTACTAAAATCAGAAGATGGTAAAACTATAAGATTCTTATGAAGACAACTGGTAAACTTTTGGTAGATGGTTGTCCATTGTGTGACATATTTAAAGAAAGTAAAGTAAATACTAAATTATACTGGCCTGAATCTGAGGATAAAATAGCTTCTTCTGAATTTGTAATCATAGAATGTAAAACTTGTAAAATACCTATGGTTGTATATAATGAGCATATAACTACTATAACCAGAGAAGCATTTGGAAGAATACTTTATAGAACTAGAATGATATTTGGGCGTGGAATAACTCTGCGATTGAAGCGAAGGACGATACGTGATCATTATCATGCTCATGTTGAAAATATATCAAAATATTAATGTTAAAAATTGTTTCGCTTGGGACATTTGCATCTTGGGGTCTATCTAGAAAAAAACATTTTAGTTTACTTATCGAGAAGGATGGAAGAAAATTGTGGATAGATCCCTCCGTTCCATATAAAGACAAGGTAGATGGTATAGTAATAACACAAGGAGATGAAGACCACTATCATTATCTGAAAAATTATCTTGAAAAATATCCAGATACCCCAATATTTTCCAGCAAAGGAGTTTTGAATAAAATACATCTTAAAGGAAATTTTAAATCGGTGACTTCCGCTATTAGATGGAATGGTATCACTATAAATTTCATGGGAATTCCTCCGATGGTTGGCATCCCAGCTATAGGTCTTAGATTAAAATATAAGCAAAACAAAATATCTATTATTCCTGAATTCGATCAACTTGGGAAATATGAAAAAGATATGATCAAGGGAAGCATATGGATAGTCGGAGTTGGAGAGTATGAAGAGAGAAAACCAAAAGACCATAAGGCTACATTCCTTGAATTAATGGATTTAGCTGAGGAATTAAAACCTAAGCGAATATATCTCACTAACTATAGAAAAAGTCTACTGAGCCATCGATCAGAGGTTAATGAATACCTAAGTAAATATAATGGAAAGATTCTTTCAGAAAATTCTAGTATGATTATTAAAACAAAATTTCATAGGGGATTATATTTAGTACAACCCCATGCACCATATTTATATGATGGAATCAAAACTATGATTCTTAAGTCTAGGAAATTCAATATAGCCAATGAGAAGCTTCTCTTATTAGATAATCATTATGCTTATGGATATATTGAACTAGACACACCATTTGAGATTAATAACTGGAAAGAATTCGATAAATACTATCAGGAACACAAAGTCACAAAAGAGGAATTTCATAAATGGAATTGGAAATTCCCCCTATTCGCCTATAGATTGAAGAAAGCTGACTGGTTCATAAAGTTAAAGCGAGTAAAACTCCCTAAAGGAATTCAAACAATTGTAGATGATGCTGAAAAATACATAATAGATTCTACCAATAAATTACATCCATCAGAATTCCTGCGTGAAGGAATAGACTCTGATATGAAGAATGTAAAAAAGAGATGGAGAGAGTGTATAGCTGATCTACGATATCTTGGAAATGCAGCCTTTCCAAAATTAAAGAGAGGGGAAAAGTGGGGTGATTGGACCCTCGAATTAGTATATAAATATTTTGCAAAATTAGTTGATACACTTAGAGGTGTGTACTTCCCAATAATTCCTCCATTTAAAGAAAAACTATATAGAGAATATACTGGGAAAGATCCGAAAAAAGCCAAAGAGACTTCATATTGGCGGTGTTATAAGGAAGCTGAAAAGTATATGGAAAGTAAACCTCCATCTGATATTGAGGAGGCTAAAAAGTGGGATGGCATCAGAAAAGAAATGATAATTACAAAATCAGCGAAGATTAAACCCGGATACTATTCTCTAGCAAAGCCTGTATATAGGGGATTCTTTGATGAGTTGGCTGACAATTTAGAATCTATAAAATGGAATACGGAGAAATTACTAGTCGATTCAAAGTGGGATGGACTTCGAATGACTATAGGTAAATCCAACGGTGAAGGATGGGCATATGTGGATCCAGAAAATCTCAAAAGGAAATCACCAAATATATCCAAAAGAATACCAGCTATTATAAAGGAAATAGAAGATAATTTTCCAGAT